TTTGAATCTTCACGTCACGGTATAACCCACCTGTGGGAGAGATTGCTCATGCAGCGCACGCGTATGGATTTTCGTGCCGCAGATGGGCGCCGTGTGAGTGAACATATGGCTCGGGCGTGCGGGTTGTACGGCCGCGATCGCGCTCGCACGGTATCCATCGGCGTGCCTGAGGTGTTGTGCAGCGGGTTGCCTGATACCACATACGGCAATACGCTCGACAATGGGTTGGTCAATCTGTATATGCTGTGTGTCGCCAACGGTCTTACTTTGCGCCAGTTGTTGCTGACTCGCCCGCGTTTACTTATTAACGGAGACGACTCACTCATTTTTGTGTCGCGACGTTTGCGTGTGGATTATGATGTTATTAAGAGGCTCGGCCATTCTATGACCGTTGAGTACCCAGTCTCAGTTGAACACGCCACGTTTTGCAGTCAGCGGTTTTATTTGGCTGAAGTCGTCACCCACGGGGTAAAACAAAGGGTTTACCGACCGGCTCCCAAACTCGGCCGTGCTTTAGCTCGCGGTGGGGTGTTCGTGGATCCTCCTGCGCAGCCCGGCACCCAGTGGGGCAATACTCTGCTGCGCGGCGTGGCCATGGGCATGTTACCGATCGTTTCTCACGTCCCCGCTTTGCATGCGTTGTATTCACGCACTCTTCAATTGACACCGCGCGCGAACAGAGTCTATGTCCGCGACCACCGACTCCAACGTACGTTGAATCACCTCGGGGCTTTTCGTGGCGTTAACACTCAGCGCACCACCGTGCCCCGCCCCGTTCAAGGTTGGACGTCGCCTGTGTATGCCGGTTTTAATTATGCTGAGTTGTACGAAGCGTTGGCTGCCGTTTCTCAACTTCCCGGCTTATTGATTCTTCAAACTCTTTCCGTTCTCTTACGAGCTGACGGGCTACTGAAAAATGCCGACCCGCGCCGCTTATTTGCACCTCTTTGTTCTATATTACCTGCCTTATTTGTGGTGGTCGGTGCGGTTTATAATTGCTTCATCGCTCCGCTTTGGGAAGAGGCGTT